AATCACAAAAACGATGGATATCAGCAAACTGAGGGACAGAATCAAAGAGTTACGGCGTGTTCCTGCCAATGCCTTACTGCCGAATCCTCGCAACTGGCGTGATCATAACGACGATCAACGACACGCCACGCTCACCGGCAAGAAGGCAGAACTGGACGTGCGAGGCAGATAGATGGCTGGAACATCTCGATCAGGTCGACGCCGCAACTCCGCCGCGCTGCGTGAGTTGCAAGGCTCAAAAACACGACCGCATCATACCGAAGAGCCAGACTACGCGACCGATGCGCCGTTGGTGATTCCTGAGATGGTCGAGAAGGATCACCTGGCGCTGGTCAAATGGGCGCGGCTGGTTGTCCTGATGACACGATCGCGCGTGTTGACCGAAGCACATGCTGAGATGCTCGGCTTGCTCTGTCTGGCCTGGGCGGATCTGGAACGCAGTCGTGAGCAGTTCAGGGCGATGAATCACATGGTGGTGATTGTCGAAACCAATGGCGATCAACGACGGATCAAGCATAATCCGTTGGTGAGTCGTATTGAAAAGCTGTCGTATCAATGCGCTCGATATCTTGGCGAATTTGGCCTCACGCCGATGACGTCCGCCAAGGTCGCAGTCGAACGTGCTATGGATGACGTCGATCCATTTGCGGAGTTCCTGGAGGATGACAATCCGATCTACAGCCCACGACAGACCCAGTGACTGCGTGTCGTCGTTTGCTGAATCGGTCGTTGCTGGTCACGTCCCAGCCAGCACGTTGTTTCGTCTGGCGTGTGAGCGTCACTTGCGCGACCTGTCGTCGCAATCAGCGTGGATCTTTGATGAAGCGGCCGCATCCAGATTATCTCGATTCTTTGCCAGCCTGAAACACTGGAAGGGCGAATGGTCTGGTCAGCCGATCCAGTTGCAGCCGTTTCAAGCATTCATGATTGGATCGCTGTTTGGCTGGCGGTCGCGCGAGACCGGTCTGCGTCGTTTTCGCCAGTGTTATCTGGAGCAGCCACGAGGCCAAGGCAAGTCTACGCTGGCGTCAGGCGTGGCACTGTGGCTGGCGTTCTTCGACAAGGAACCAGGTGCTGAGGTGTACTGCTGCGCCACGCATCGCGCGCAGGCCAAAATCACGTGGGAGGCCGCGCGTCAGATGGTGCTGCGCTCGGGTCTGAAGAATCGGATCACGGTCCGAGTCAATAATCTGCATGAACTACAGACTGCCTCCAAGCTAGAACCACTCGGCGCCGACGCAGACATCCTGGACGGCCTGCGGCCGAACGGCGTGATCTTGGACGAGATCCATGCCATGAAAAGCACCAATATGATCGACGTCATGACGACGGCCACCGGCACTCGTCGGCAGCCGCTGGTATTTGAGATCACGACGGCGGCTGTGGGTCAGGTCGGTGTCTGTTGGGATCATCACGAATACACGAGCAAGGTGCTGCGCGGCATCGTCGACGATCCGACGTGGTTCGGCGCGATCATCGGCGCTGATCCTGATGACGACTGGCGCGATCCGGCGGTCTGGCGCAAGGCGAATCCAAACCTCGGCATCTCGGTCAAAGAGGATGACCTCGCGCGCAAGTGTCAACAGGCCGAGCATATCGGGACGGCCGAGCCGGAGTTCCGACGCCTCCATCTCGGGCAGTGGGTGCAGCAGTTCGATCGGCATCTGTCGATGGCGGATTGGGACAGACCGGACAATACCGAGCCGATTGATCGAGCCGCGTTGCGCGGCAGACCCTGTGTCATCGGTCTCGACGTCAGTTCAAAATTTGACTTTACAGCGGCGGTCGCGATTTTCATGATTGATGATCGCGTGGTCGTCGTGCCTACGATCTGGGCACCTGAGTCGATTGTGGAGCAGAGCCGTCGCGCACTGGTTCCGCTGGATGCGTGGCGGCGGTCTGGGTATTTGCACACGACACCAGGCAACGTCATCGATCAAGCCTATATTCGACGCGAGATCAATCAGATGGGCGCAGAGTGGAAGGTCAAGGAGATTGCGTTTGATAGCTGGAACGCAATGAGCTTGGCCACTGAACTGGAAGAGGACGGGCTGCATACCGTCGAGGTCCGGCAAGGATTTCGGACGCTCTCAGAGCCGACGAAGGAGCTATCGGCGCTGTTGGCGACAGGCCGCTTGCAGCATGGCGGGCATCCTGTGCTGCGATGGATGGCTGATAATCTCGTCGTGCGATCTGATGCGAACGGCAACATTGCACCAGATAAGCAACGAGCCTCCGAGAAGATTGACGCCATCGTTGCGTTGATTATGGCAATATCTCGCAAGAATCATCTGTTGCAGCTGCCGGGAAGTTCACCGAAAACGCGCGGCTTACTTGTTATATGATGCGAGCGTTGTCTGGTCGGTCAGTATGAGTGCGATCACGCAATTATTTGGACGATTCGCGCCTGTCGCGCGTGCAAAGTCGATCACCATTGGCGGCTCGGCGCTCGATGACTTCATTCGCGATGGCTTGGCGCTGGACAAACAAAGCCTCGCGTTTTCGGTCGCAGCGGTCTATGCCTGCGTCCGCGTGATTGCGGAGACGGTCGCGTCGTTGCCGATCATCCTCTATCGTCGGCGTGATGATGGCGGCAAGGATCGCGCCGAGAACGATCCGCTCTATGACCTGCTGCGCTACAAGCCGAATCCGTTTCAGACGTCGATGGAGTTTCGCGAGCAACTGTTGACGCATACGTTGCTGCGCGGCAACGCCTACGCGAAAATCATCAGAGATTTCAACGGATTTATTGTCGAATTATTGCCGCTCGATCCTGACGCCATGACGGTCAGTCGCGGAGCCTACGGGCTGATCTACGACTATCGACCGGAACGGGGGCGCCGCCAGATCTTCGAGCAAACCGAACCAGGATCGTATCCGCCGATTCTGCATCTGCGTGGCTTGAGCACGGATGGCCTCGTGGGTCGTTCTGTCTTGCGTGATTCGGCTGAGACGTTCAGTGGCGCACGGTCTGCGCAGCGATATGGCCGACGAGTACTGGAAAACGATGCCACGCCGAGCGTCGTCATTAAGCATCCAGAAACACTCGACGAAGAGGCCGCCACACGACTGCGCGAATCATGGAATCGAGCGTTTGCGGGATCAAATCGCGCGGGCGGCACGGCCGTACTCGAAGAGGGCATGACGGTCGAAAAGCTGTCGATGACCAGCCAGGACGTGCAGTATCTGGAAACGCGACGATTCCTGCGCTCTGAGATTGCGTCGATCTTCCGGGTGCCGCCACACATGATCGGCGATCTGGATAAGGCGACCTTTTCGAACATCGAGCAACAGTCGATTGAATTTGTCATGCATTGCATCCGTCCTTGGGCGGTGCGTTTAGAACAGGCGCTTCACTGCGCAATCTTGAGTGATTCGACGCAGCAGAAGCGCACCTATTTTGTTGAACTGATGCTGGATGGCCTGATGCGTGGCGATCTGAAGAGTCGTTACGAAGCCTACAACACCGGTCGAATGGCCGGATTCCTGAGCGTGAACGATATTCGCCGTTTCGAGAACATGAATCCCGTCGCGGGCGGTGATCGTTATCTCGAGCCGCTGAATATGCAAGCGGTCAGCGAGACAAAAGACGAGCGTGACGATCTCGATGTGCTGTCTTACCGCCGATAATGGCAACATATCAGGGCGTCGAGATCGATTTAGAGCCGACCGCAGGGATGCGCAGAGAGGCCGCCCTGGGTCTGAGATGGCGTGAAAAATACAACCGAGGCGGCACGGCCGTCGGCGTCGGGACTGCGAGAGCGATCCTTAGTGGCGGTGAATTGTCGGTGGATCGCGTTCGGCGGATGTATGCCTATTTCGAGCGTCACGCGGTCGACCGTGACGCGCCAGGATTTGAGGATGACGGCAGTGAAGACTTCCCGTCAGCAGGCAAGATTGCCTGGTTACTGTGGGGCGGTGATCCCGGTCGAACGTGGAGCACGAGGAAACGAGATCAGCTTATGACGATTGAGCAAGGTCAGAGCAGTCAGACCCGCAAGGTATCGTTGCGGCAAATGCCATGCGCGTTCAAGGCGTTGAGCACCTCGCATAGTTTCGACGGTTACGCCAGCGTTTATGACGTGGTCGACGCCTTCGGCGATATCGTTGATCGTAATGCGTTTACGGAGACTTTGGCAGCGGCGAGACGATCTGGCATTATGCCCGCGATGCTTTGGCAGCATGACGCGACGATGCCGATTGGCGTCTGGACGGATATCACGCCCGACGAGTACGGGTTGCATGTCACCGGGCAGCTGGCTGATACGACGATGGGCAACGAAGCCTATACGCTGATGAAGTTGGGTGCGCTGTCGGGTCTCTCGATCGGGTATTCTGTCGTCCGTGAAGAATACGACCCGGAGCGGGACGCGCGATTGCTGAAACAAGTGCAACTGTGGGAGATCTCGCCCGTGACGTTCCCAGCGAATCGGGACGCACGAGTTGAAGAAGTGAAATCAACCGATTCCGGCTACCGTGGGTTAGAGCGTATCTTGCGAGAGGCAGGATTTTCGCGCTCCGAAAGCAAGGTGATCGCGAGTCGTGGCTTGACTGGTCTGCGTGAGGCAGATGCGTCAGGTATATCGCCAGCCGATCTTGACGCGCTGATTGCGCGTTGGAAACATTAATCATCAGGAGAAGAGTATGAACGAAATTAAGCAAGTGCTCGACGCGCAGGCGACGGCCTGGGAGGCATTTAAACATGCCAATGATCAGCGCCTGAATGCCATCGAGCAGCGTGCGGCAACGTCAGACTACGACGCCAAGCTGTCGAAAATTAACGCGGATCTGGAACGGCTGACCGAGGCTCAGAAGGCAATGGCAGCGGCGCAGACGCGCACGGATGATTCAGCGGAACAGGTCAGCGACGAGCACCGCAAGGCGTTCCGGCAGTTTATGCGGCGCGGTGATCCGATTGTGCTCGACCTCAAAGGCGCGCGCGTCAGCGACGACACCACCGGCGGCTATCTGGTGCCACAAGCCGTCGTCGGTCCGATTGTGGCTCGCATCTTCGACAGCAGCCCTGTGCGACAGGTGGCGCGCATCCAGGCGATTTCGGGCAACGCGATCGAAGGCGCCGTCGACTACGGCCAGCTGTCGGTATCGTGGCTGGATGAAGTGACGGCCAGCAGCGATCCGACGACGCCGTCGCTGAAGAAGTATCGGATTGAGGTCAACAATCAGCGTAGCTCGCCGCGTATTTCGCCTGTCCTGCTCGAGGATGCGGCGGTCGATATCGAGGCGTGGATCGGCGAGAAGATCGCTCGCGACTTTGCGCTGAGTGAGAATACGACGTTTGTGACCGGATCGGGCGTCGCGCAGCCGCGCGGCTTCACGACCTACACGACGGCGGCGACGGCCGATGCGTCACGCACCTGGGGCCAGCTGGAGCATGTGGCCACGGGCACCAGCGGCGGATTCGGCAGCAACGCCAACGGCACCGACAAGCTGACGGACCTGGCCTACAAGGTCAAGGCCGGTTACCGGGCGAACGCGGTCTGGATGATGAGCAAGGCGACCTTGGGCACGGCGCGACAGCTGAAGACGTCCAACGGCGACTATATCTGGCAGCCGTCCGTCCAGGCGAACACGCCACCGACGCTGCTGGGATATCCGGTCGCTGAGGCCGAGGACATGCCAGCGATTGCCGCAAATTCACTGTCGATTGCGTTTGGCGATTTCCGTAGCGGATACATGATCGTGGATCGAGTCGGGTTGAGCGTGTTGCGCGATCCGTATTCGAACAATCCGTATGTCACGTTCCATGCGGTCCGCCGCGTGGGCGGCGGCGTGGTTGATTTCGACGCGATCAAGTTCCTGAAATTCGCTTAAGAGAGGAGAGGTTATGCTCAGAGATAGTCTCAATGGATCGAAGGTGTCGAGCGCGTTTGATTATGCGTCACGCACAGCGACGGCGAACGGCAACATCATTGACATGCAAGGATTTGGCTCAGCCGTGTTTGTCGTCTCGCTGGCAACGGTCACCACCGCCGACTCGTCGAACCTGTTCACGTTCACCCTGCAGCACGGCGACGATTCGTCGTTGTCGGACGCTGTCACCGTGACAGCGGCGCTCGGGCTGCTTGGATCGAATCTGGTCATCAATAATGCGGCGACCCAGTCGAACATGCGTGGCCAGATGGGCTACGTTGGCGGCAAACGCTACGTCCGACTAGTGGCGACGGAAACCGGAACGGCCAGTGCTGCCTTCTCTGCTGATTGTTACCAGTCACTGCCGACAGTGCAGCCGGTCGGCGATGAGGCGTTTGCGTAAGCACTCAGGTTCTCCCCGCGTGAACGCAACTGGTTCACGCGGGGAAGGTACGCCATCATGCTGATTTATCTGGAATCGAATGTCGTGTTGTCCGATGTCGGGTGCCTCGATTCTGGCATCCATGACGTGCCGGAAAATTTAGCGGCGGCGCTCATCACGCAGCGTTTGGCGCGGCTGGTCACGTCGATTGAGGCCGCGCCGGAGCGTCAAGCCCTGGAAGCGCGTCAGCATCGTGCGCCTCAGCGCGTCGTGCGGCAACGGAAGGTGATGGCGTCATGAGTTGGAATCGCCAGCCGCTGCAGTCGTTTGTCTCGAGAACGAGCGGGGATGGAATTACGCTGGCCGAGGCCAAGTTGTTCCTGCGTGTCGACCACTCGACCGAAAATGACCTGATCGAAGCACTGATTACGGCGTCACGGATCTGGGTGGAGCGATATCTCAGACGCTCGTTGCTGACGGAGACCTACGACTTCAAGTTTCGCGATTTTCCGCAGGTGTATTTCCCGCTGATCCTGCGTCAGGCGCCGCTGCAATCGGTCACCTCGATCACGTATCTTGATCAAGACGGCGCGTCACAGACCTGGGCGTCGTCGAATTATGCGGTCCGAACGCTGGCTGGCGTCACCGCCGGACGCGGATACGTCGAAACGACAAACAGCACGGAATATCCGGCCACGCTGTCGGAAGCCTCGCATCCAGTCACGGTGCGAGCGGTCTGTGGCTACGGTGCCGCCAGCGATATTCCCAAAGGCATTCTGTCGGCGATGTATTTGCTGATTGGCGATTTGTATTCGCAACGCCAGGAGACCATCAGCGGCTCGACGTCACGGATCGAGACGACCGTTCGTCATCGGCTGTCGCCGTATCGCTTGTCTGAGGTGGCGTAGTGATCAATTTCAGCGCCTTGCGACATCAGGTCGCCGTCCAGAATCCGACGAAGACGGACGATGGTGACGGCGGTTATACGGAGAGCTTCGCGGCGGCCTCGCCGTCGCCGGTCTTTGCCAGCATCCAGACGGCCACGGCTCGTGCCATTGAGCGGATGATTGGCAACACGATTGAGGCGCCGGTCACGCATCTGG